GGCATTATTGTCTCCCTTTAATAACGTAACCACCGTCTTCATAATACTTAGCCATACCACCCATAGCTTTATAAGTAGCATTCTCTTTAGCTTTTAAATTAGTACGGTTGCCTACTGCATCTGTATTACCTTTAAATTTAGGCTTAGCTTTTGGCATAGATACATTAGAGAGCTTTTGCGTTTGTCCACCTTTAGTACTTTTAACTTTAGATTTTTTACGCATTGCTGCGCCTTCTTTATAATATCCTTTATAAAAATCTGGTAATGTCATTTATATCTCCCAATAAAAAGGAGAGACTAATTAAAGCCTCTCCTAATAGTTTTAGTTAAGTCCGTAGATTGCTCCACAACCTAATGGGTTACGTACTTCAAGAGTACATTCTTCAACCATCATACCTTTGGTTGAGTCACCCTGCTGACCTACGTCAACCTCTTGTAGAGGTCTTAGGTAAGCTGTAGCAAACCACATTGGATCATAAATCAATGCTGAGAAGTTAGCCATGTCTGGTCTACCTGATGAGGTAAACTTTGTAGAAGCATGGTTAGATCCAAGCATATTATCGATTACGTTAGATAGACCCATAATATAGTTAGGCATAACCATAATCTCACCGAAGTCTGACATATACACATCAACAGATTGTCTTAGCTGACCACCTGCATCAATGTTTCTAACTACGCCTGTATCACTAATCATAAGATCAGAGAAATCTCTTCTTACTTTTGGTGATACCATGATCTTTGTAGCTTTACCACCTTGCTCATAAATCTTCTGCATAACAGAATCAATATCAGTAAGAGCTAAACTTCCTCTTGCTGGAGCAGCAGAACTTGAAGGAGCAATAGTTGCTCTTGGAATAGTAGTACCTTGATTATCAACAAGACTTCCTGTACCTGTAGAAGGTTGTGTAAACTCACCTACATAAACACATGTAGCAGTACTATTGATAAATGATTGATAACCACCTGCAGATCTTGCATTACCATTCTGTGCAGAAATAGCAGCAGATTCGTTATAGCCGTGAATCATATCAAATTCTACGTCTCTTCGTAGTTCTGTACCACGCTTCTTAAGCTGGTATGCATATTCGTCTGCAACACCTGCTTGGTCAACTGCACGTCTAGTTCCTGACACAGCAATAGTCTTACCATTAATCTGTGTGTAGTTACCTAGTCTAGTTCTTTGAGGACCTGACTCTGCAAACTTATCTCCTACAGCAGGAGTAGCAGAAGCACCACCAGAAGCTGGGGCTAAGAAGTCTTGACCTTCAGGGATTCTTGAATCACCTGGAGCTTCAAGTGTATCTGTTTGCCATTCGTGATAAATAGCAGTGGCGGTTGATTTACCAATATCTGATGTGAACGGAGTCTCATCTCTAGTAATCATTGTTATAAAGTTCGCTAGGTCTTCTCTTTGCGAGACATTAGCACCTGTGCCACGTGTTGGACCGCCTGGGCCTCCGGTAGCGCGAACAGCTAATAAATTAGTCATATCTTAATTCTCCTAAGATTTAAATATTAGATAGTGACCGCTCAGCATAAGACTTTAGAAAAGCATCTTGATCTTCTTTAGTTGAATTCTTACTTAAAGCTCTTTTACGTAATGCTGCAGCAGCATCAAGTTTTTTAGTCTTTTCAGGCTTAGCTTTTCTAACAGGAACTTTTTTAGAAGGTACAGCTTTTCTTTTTGCTTCACCCTTTTTAATTCCTTGTTTAAGAATTCTATAATCATTAACAAACTTAACTATATTAGGATCAACAATAGTATCTAGTACTTCTTGTTTAATACCTTCATTAAGTGCAAATTCACGAATATCTTTAGCAACAGTTTCATTAAATCCAGGAATTAATGTAGGGATTGATTCATCGAATACTTTCAATTGTTCATCCCAAACTTTTTGCATTTGTTCTTGAGATTTTTCAGCGACAGTTTTTTGTAAACCCTCTCGCTCTTTTCTTGCTGTCCAATATTTCTTTTGAATTTGTTCTCGTTTATCTTTAAGTTCACCAAGAGTATATGTATCATTTTCATCACGAGCTTTTTCAATTTGTTCTTCAACACTGTGAAAATCTTTTGCATGACTTTGCTCTGATTTATATAATACTGCAATTGAAGTATCCGACATTTCTTTTACTTCTTTAAGTTTATCTTGATATTCTTTTTCTAAGTCTTTCCTTGCGTCACCAAGTTCACGACCCTTTTTGGATAGAGATTGTTCAGTAGAGTAACCTTTAATAAGGTCGCTAAAAGAAACCTCGGCATCTTGCCCATCAATTTTAATTGATACTTTAGCTTCTAAGTCTAATTCTTCAGGAGTAAATAATGTAGTGTCTTGGGTAGCGGACTCAACGTCGGCATCCTCACCTTCACTTTCAACTTCTTCGGTTTCAGCTTCTTCTTCAACTTCTTCTTTTACAGGTTCATCAGTTTCCTTTGGGTCTTCTATTTCTTCTGATTCGCCTGGGTCCACTTCAGGTACTTGCTCTTCGGGTAGAGATTCTTCTTTCGGAATAAAATCCGAATTAGAAATAATGTCAGCCAGCAATTGTTCTTCTGTTCGACCATCCTTTGCAATAGCATCATCCACAGGTGGGGTAGAGGCTACTTCTGCTTCGGTTATTTGTTCACTCATTTCTTAGTTACCTCTTTTTTAGGTTTTAATAGTGAGTTATATCTCTGTTGTAATTCATACAAATAAAATAATTTATCACAGTTAAGTTTAGTTTTACCACCACTTCTACTTGAATCATATTCTAATGTATTAATCATTTCTTCAATATTTGCTAATAATTTTTTATAATCAATTTCTCTGATTATCATCATTGTCCTCCTTCAGGTATGGAATATTTTTTCCATAGGTCTCGAAGTTTATCATTCTTTCTTTGACACTACCAAGTGCCATAGCAGAAGAGTAAAGGAACTCTCGAGATTTAGTCTCATGTGGTTCTGTTTTTAACCACTCTAAAAATAAGTCAATTAAGACTTCGCCATATACTTCATCAAAAAATTCATCTCTTTCCCTGGACGCGAAGTGCCCTTTAACGTGGGCAAGTCGCGCTAATTCTTCAGGATGTATTTTATGATTACCGTATGATTTTTTATTACCCAGCTTCTTCTCAGCTGTCTCACGGTACTTATCCATACTAGCCGCCAAATATCATGACTAGTGTTGGTGTAATTACTTCCTTTGCTAAGCCGATAGCTAGTACAGCTTTAATGCCAAAACTAACTACGCCTGAAAATGTAATTGGATCCATAGTGTCCTCCTATTTAATTTTAATTGCTTTTGGTTTCTTTGCTTCGGGTATTACCCTTACTAAATTAACAGTCAAAAGACCGTTTTCTAATTTTGCATCTTCAACTCTTATATCTTCTGCTAAAGCAAATTCTCTTGTAAACTTTCTATATGAAATACCTTTATAAATATTTTTACTATCTTGATTATTTTCTTTTACAGATTTTATAGTTAATACATCATTAGCTACCACCACTTCAATATCTTGTTTGCTAAAACCTGCAAGAGCCATTTCAATTTTAAAATCATAATCGTTTTCTCTTATAATATTATATGGTGGATATGAGCTAGTCACTCTAGAGCTACTAGCTAATTGGTCAAATAGTCTATCAAACCCTACAGCATAGGGTGTAAACGTATTTAAATGATCTAATAAAGTTAATGCTTGATTCATAAGTTTTCTCCTTTGTAAGCAAGAATATTAGTAACCCATTAGGCGTTACTATTTATTAATTATTTTACGTAACCATTCAATATATTTTTGAAGTAATTCCGTACTCATATTAAGATGCTAAATGAATATATAATTTTTCACTACTTTGCGCAACTGTTCCGTGCGCAGTCTTAACACTTGTTAATGTTTTAGCAGCATTAGCAAGACCTGATAATATTGTAAAATCTTTTTTCTGTATAGTTATACCAGATTGTTCTACTGTTGATCCTCCAGTTGTTACATCAAATGTAACAGCAGCATCAGTATCATTAACAATTAATATACTAGTTCCTGATACGGCTCCGCCTGATTGTGCTGCACCAACACCTGATGCATTAATTGTAACTGTTGCCATAATTATTCTCCCTTTAAAATTTGTTTGGCCATCATTATAATTTGAGCATAA